AAAAAAGCCTATAAACCCAGTGGCTCTCGCCAGGATAGATTTGTTGAAAGACAATGAAGTCCTTCGAGTGGGGCATCTTTCGGGATGCCCTTCCTACTGTGGTCTAAACTAAACACCTGCGTTGACCCTTGCAGGATCCAAGAAATGGGCTCGGAGAATGTTGTGGGTACTGCATCTAGAAACGGCAGAACCCTCTCCCCTTTTTGCAAGTATGACAGACACCAGTTATTACAAGAACAACCGATACTCGTCTGTCCTTTACCTGCCTAAAGGAACCCCGCGGCCTTGCCGCGATTTCATGGCCCGTACAACGCTCGTTGTCCAGCGCGCCACCTCGTCCGTTCGCCGAATTCACCCCGGTGATTACCCCACGTTCTGCCCTTCTCGCATTCATACGTGTGCAGAGTTGCTTAAGCAACTGAAGGTCTTTTTAGCTACTGAGCTTGACGGGGCCTCGCAAGAGGCCCAGATGGCTTTTCAGTCTATTAAGAAGCTTCTTCCTGCGTCGTGCAAATGCTTGAAGCATGGCATGTTAGGGGATCTCCGGGTTCGGCTTTCTCGCCCTCCTCCATCCTTGCCTGCCGGTTACCTCGCCTTCGCTCGTAAATTATCAGCTAAGATATTTACGAAAGGTTGGGATTACCGGTGGGGTAGCAAGGTTTCTACCTTTTCACCTTCTCTTGGCTCCTGCATTGGCCAATCACGCAAGCACGGCGGTCAACTCTCTGAGTTGGCCGTTGCCGGTCAGCAAGCGTGGCAGGAGTCCCTCAATCTGCCCCTTCCGGGCTCTCTTGAGGGTGAATTGCTTCTCGTGGACTCTTCCGGGAAGCCTCGTCCGTTGACGAGGTTCGTTTCCGAGGCCGCCACTCTCCGTCCCCTCCATGGTTTGCTTTATGACCTTTTGTCTAAACAACCATGGCTTCTTAGGGGAGAGATTACGGCTGACAAGCTGCGTAAAGCGGGTTTTAGCCGCGCGAGGGATGAACCTCTCACCAGTGGTGACTACAAGTCTGCCACCGACAATCTCCCGATCGAGGTCGCGGAGACAATCCTTGACGTGGCTTGGTCTAATTCCAAGCACGTGCCAGCATCCGTCTTCCGGTATGCGATGGCCGCTCAACGGCCTTCGCTTTCCTACGAAGACGATGAAGGATTGGTCTCCACCTTTGTGCCGACTCGTGGCCAGATGATGGGAAGCTACCTTTGCTTCCCACTTCTGTGCCTCCAGAACTACATCGCGTTTCGATACGCTGAGTATGTCTCTGGAGTCGAGGGGACTCCGGTCCTGATCAATGGGGATGATATCCTTTTCCAGTCCGAACTTTCGTTCAGTAAGGCCTGGATGGGGATCGTCGGGGATTTGGGTCTCGAAGTTGAGCCCACGAAAACGTCGGTAAGTACTGAGTATGGAAGTCTGAACTCCACTCTACTCCGTTGGGCCCCTCATGGGCTCGATGTTGTCAAGACGATTCGCATGGGAATGCTAAGAGAAGTCACCCACCCTGCTAATTTGGGGACCAGTGCGATGCAATTCGCACGTGTCGGACCCCGTAATACCTGGCTATTGAACTTCGAGGAGTTCCTAAGCTGGCATGCCAAAACCATCATACGATGGCGCTGTGTTGCTAGTGACATGGGTTTTACGGGACGACTGGCTTTAAGAGCCTGGTCTCGCTTTCGCGGTGGGAGGTTGTTGTGGAGGGATGACGTCCTCCATCAGATGAAGCTCGACAAGCTGCCTGCAGCCCATTGCCCGCATAACATTGTTATGGGTTCTGGGGAGTTTGTCACCGTGCCCGAAGAGTCCGTTTCGAAGGAACTCAAGAGGGACACGTCCATTTGGATGGCGTCGAGGAAGTGGGAGCTCGGGAGGGGGTATTCCGTCCGCAAACAGGGTAAAGTGGTTTCTGAGCGTGCTAACGCTACTCGGATTCCTAACCTGTTGCAGAGCTGGAAGACCTCCGCTCGGGAGATGAAGGAGGCCTCTTCGGAGGTGATGAGGAGGCGTGAATGGTACTGGAGCCACAAGGTAAATGTTCCTGTCGGATTCCCCGCGAGGGGTCTTCTTCCGAGGGATAGACCTAGTGTCAGTATCTGGAGATGGGTGCCTTTAAGGCGAACTTGGTGGCGCGACAGCGTGCGACGTGAGGGGACCCGGGTCCCCCGGGTCCTTTGGGAGGTTTTGAATCCTCCTCTCGATCCGTTCACTCACAACGATGTTGTCGGCGACCTGCTCAAGCAAAAAGACGGTGGGATTTTTTCTTCGGCTTACGCTGCTTTGGCGTTTAAGTCGGTTTTTAAAGACCTGTCTGACAATTATTTCGTCTAGGGCCGTGAATGAAGAGGCATTGCGCCTCCCGTGAAAAAAGAGAAAAGATTTTTTATGGGC